TGCCCAGTTGTCAAAATCATCAAGATTATTAACATCTTTCATCATCGTAAACGCTTCAAACAAAGCATTTAACAAGTCATCGTTAGGATCATCTTTGGCTATCTTCAGTACAGACATGATAGATTCTTTAACATCTGCCATATCAGCTTGTACTGCTTGGTTTACAGCATCGTTTACCTGTGCTCTTGTCTTACCAGCACCGAAAGATCTAAAGTAATCAGAGGCTACAAACCTAGATTTCTTTGTTTGATACATAGCAGTCAGCATAGTATCAACAATCTGTTTAGCTGGACCATCAATGTCGTCAAGTGATACAAAATCTGCTAGTTCTCTACCAGCTATACCTGTATCTCTAAGCTGTTTCATTAAAGATCCTACTACTAAGTCAGCTGTAACTACTGTTTCAGCAGACCATGTTTCAAATGTCTCGTCTCCTAGTGGTATAGAAGCTTTCTGTTTTTCAAATAAGTCATTTAGATACTCCTCTGGAGTCATATCCATAGCACTTCTGCCATCAGTTATCTTATGATATTCTGTAATAGCATCACGCCATACGTCAGCTAGGGCTTTTCTATTACCTTTAACTGCGTCTAACTCTCTTTTAAACTTATCATCGCTCATTAGACCTCGTAGTGTACGTTCGACTATCTCGTCTGTAGTACCTGATTCTCTAACGATGCGTTCACGTTCTACATTAGTAGTAACTGAACCAGTAGACCCGTCTTCAGATCCCCAGTCTTTACGTGTACGTTTTAACTGTTCTCTAGCTTCTCCGGGTGTAACCTCGGATATATCAGCACCTTGATGCCTTTGAGCAACGGGTGCGTTTTTAGCAGCACGAAACTCAGCGTCACGTTGACGTATTTGTATTAACGCAGCAGTAGTTGTTTGATTTTCTATACTTGCATTACGTTTAATAATCTGACTTTTGACAGCTCTACTACCTTTACCTAATAGATAACCAACACCATCAAATGCTAGCCCAATACCCATACCTTCTACGATGTTTTTAAATTTCATCATAATAGGATGGTCAGTTTCTTTTGTAGATAGTGGTGTATCAATCCATCCGTAGTGTTCACGTAAGCTACCTAGAGCATTGTGCCCATCAGATTCTTTAGATATTAAGTCAGAAATACCACCAATAGCCATGGCTCTGGTTACTGTACCAGCGTTAAGTAGTGCCGTAGCACCTCCCGCTAGTAGTGGCACTCCTGTTGCAGCTAAACCTTTTGCAGCTAGAACTGTACCAGCAGCTAACGAACCAAAGTGTACTGTACCTCTTAGCAGTTTACCCCACCAAGTTTTGGTAATGATAGGATCATCTTGATCTGTAAAAGGGTCCCAGTCTGGTTTGTAATAGCCTTGCTCTCTTTTCTCTCTAGCCATTGTACCATCTAACGCTTCCTTAGTACGTTCTCCAAAGGTTGCGATAGAGGATGCAGTGTCTTGCAGACCTCCTGATAGGATAGACTCAGCTTCTTTAGCGATTGCTTTGATGCCCCATTTGTCTGCATTACGAGGATCATCCTGAGTAGCTTCAGCCTGCTGTGCTTGTTCAGTTGCTAAAGCTTCTTGTTTTTTTCGTTCTTCTTCATACTCTAACGCTTGTTGTCGGTTAGATTGTATTTCGTCAATGGCAAAAGATCCCGTAGAATCATACTCATTAACTGGATATTCTTCATTCATAGTTATAAGTTTTGTTCAGCGAGTTCCCGTAGAGCTGCTGCACTGAGGTTGTCAGGATCTAGATAAGGACCTAGATCTCCGATAATTTCTTTTAACCTTTCTTTATCTTCTTTAGGAACATTTATGAGTCTTCTGTAAGTACCATCAGCTCCTGAGAATTGTAGTTTGTTATTAGACTTAAACCGTAGTCTTTGTTTAATGACACCTATTTGAAAAGCTTTATCAAAACTATCATCTAAATTAATCAGTCCGTTGTTATATAATTCTTGCAATCCTATTCCTCTTATACTAAATAAACCAAACTCTGTGTTCTGATCGTAAGTTCCATCAGAAATACCTACAAGTATATCTTCAACAGTTAGCTCTTCTAATTGAGGTTGACCTTCTTCTACTGTTATGTACTGTCCATTAGAACCTTTGATAGCATTAATACCACCGTTGTCGTTAACTTCTGGATTAATAATTCTATTTAATAACTCGTTTTCATTCTTATCATTGCTAAGTATAGCTCGATAAACTGTTGATTCATTAGGATTATTAGTAATAAGTCGTGTAGTCTCAAGATCTCCTAAATCAATTACAGCTTCAAAAGCAGATATAGGTCCTCCTATTTTGTCAAGATAACCTAATGCTTTTAATCTATCGTATGCTACTTTTTGTCCATTTCTACCATCTACTACTTTTGCTACCTCATACCAGTAGTTACTTAATTTTTCTCCCTTTAAAAAACTATTAATAGCATTTGATATGTAAGGTTCTTCTGCGGCATGCACTTTATCAGAGGACAAGGTACCTAATGTATCTGCTTCGTAAAGTTTGGTAGAATTTTCTATATTAATTGAAAGAGTCTCGTTAAATGAAGCTGGTTGAATATCATCAAATTTCTTTTCTCTTACCTCTTTTAACAACTGTTGCGTAGCTAACTCAACTTGATTCTCTTGACCCTCATAAGTTTGCATGAGTTCCCGGAACCTTTTATCAGTTTTGATTTTTAGATGTCGGTAAACATCCATTGAGTATCCATCATCTAAAACTTGATCTCCAAATATCTTAATATCTTTTGCTCTAGTATTTAGCTCGGCATTAATAGAGTTTAAATAGTTAGCATTTTCTGGTCGTTGTAAGGGGTGTATATTACTTCTTTTGTATAAACTTTGTGCTGATTGCTCATAATCTGTGCCATTAAAAATATTAATATCATCCTGAGTTACTTGATAGCCTTTCTCGTCAACCATTTTATTTAGCTCAGTTAACCTATGATTTAATAAAAGATCGTTGTCCTTTTTTTGTTCAGTCAGCCATGCAGCTTCTATCTTCTGAGCATTACCTCCCTGTAAGTCTGCATAGGTAGTCATGTGACCGTCTTTAGCTTTAAACTTATAATCGTTAAGTAACCATTTTATCTCTTCCTCAGTAAACTCTCCTACGTTTGGAATAATTACTTCATTCACAAACTTTTCGTTAGCATACTGCATAGGGTTATCTATACCTAGACCTATGGCTTCAGCTTCAAAAACCTGTAAAATACTGTTTCGGGTAAAGATTCCATCTACATACTGCTCACTCTCAGGATCTTGACTATTAGCATAACCAGCTTTTATGTAGTTAATTGCACCTCTAATTCTAATATTACTAACTTCTTCACGACTAGAGTTGACATGTGATACAGCTGATTCGCCATCTAAACGTCTGTCCTCCTTCATAAGAGCTGGCATAATTTTAGAAATAATCTGCCTATCACTTATGTTTGGATGCTCCTCTCTCCACATCTGTATGTATCTAGCATACATTATACGTCTAAACTTGATCTTATCGCTGTAACTCAGTTCATTATAAAACTTATCATCATAAGTTAGTTTCTCAAATGCTATTTTTTCATATTGATTTAGATGATATAACATAGCATCAGTAGCAGAATTACCGTTTCTGTAATCCTCTGTTACAACATTCATCTCAAAGTCAGCTATGTCAGTTAAACCTATAGGCTGACCATCAGATTGTCCAGTTTTTACTGTGTGACCTACAGCGTGAGCAGACTCTACCTGTATATCTTTATCAGCATTATCTATTTTAATACTAGCATCTACAAACTTAGATTTCTCTCCTTCGTTTTCAAAAAGATCTTTAAGTTTATCATACTCTTCGTCCCCCTTTCTATATGTTTGCTGCTTCTCAATTATCTGTCTTCCAGTCTTTGTTAACACAGCTAAGTCGCTGAGTCTGTTTTTCTTAGCTGCCTGTGTTTGGTTAAAAGCAGCTATATTATCTGCAAAAAATTGACGGCGATCTTTGATATTCTCATTGATCTGCTCATTCATAGCTTTAACTAGATCAGGTTCTGTTTCTGCATAGTTAAGCTCATCCATGGTAAAGGGAGCAGATTCCTGTCTACCAAGGGACTCAAAATATGATGATGACATAATGTTATGCTATAAAGTTTACTGAGTCAGGTAGGTCGACAAAGTCGGGCGTTTTAGTTCCGCCGAACCCCTTAAAAGCCCCTACAATACTCGCTATCTGGCTTGCAATACTTAACGCACCACTCAGTCTATCACTCGGTGGCATCAATACAGGTGCTCCATACTCTGGTAAAAGACCTAAATTGTTTCGTACTTTAGCTTGTTGGTTCTGCATCTGTGTCAGCCTTGCTCGGTAACGTCGTTGCATGTTCGGTCCAAACTCGTAGGCTACTGCGTTTTCAAGAGCTCCTTTCATAGCTGTAATCTCTCGCAGTCCTGTAGTTCTTCTTCTTGCTCTACCACCCTCATCTACAGTACCTTTAGATTTTAGATATTTAATAAATCCTTTTTCATACTGTCTGCGAGCTTTACCCTGTGTATACAAGGCTCTCTGGTAGTCATTGCTTATGGCTCTACTGTAGCCTGTAGCGGTTCTCTGCATACCACGTTCGGCAGCAGTTTCTCTGTTAAAATATTTTAGTGAATCGGAGCGATACTTAGCATCTTTCTCCATCCATCTTTGCTTGGCAGCATGTCTTGCTGAAGCATTAGCGTCTACGCACACGGCAAAATTCTATAAATGGTAAATCGTATGGTCCCCAGTTTACTTGACGTAAAAACTTGAAACCTAAAAACTTTAATAGTTTTAAATGTACTGTATTTCTACAGTCTACTATGTTCCACAAGAGATCCTCTGGACGGTTATCGACATACCGCTTGGCTTCTCTCGCAAAAGTGATTGGATAGCGATGTATTTCTGGTGTGCATAACATCCAAATTGTACCGCCATCTCCTACTCCGGCTAGTCCGGCAGTCTTGCCGTCTGGTACTGTGAAATACACAGCAGAGCCTTCCTGAGCCACTTTAGGTAGGAAGATCTTAGGATCTATCCCGTGACCTTCTACAACCTCTCTGAGGTCATCTGGACGTAGGTTGGAGGCCACCTCTTCGGCAGCCTCAGTTGTGATTGGGTGTATGTAATTAGGCACGTCTGTAAAACATTGGTGAAAAGTCACCTTCCCATGCCAAAGCTCTTAGGGTAGCTGGAGCTGGGTGACTTGATTTAAGTGTAACATCTACGTTTTTATTTTTTTCGTAGACAGGGATGGTTTTAATATACTCTTCTAGATAAGGTGCATCAGATACTTCATATTCATCTAATAATGATGACTCGTAAATCTCTGTATAGTCACTCTTTCCGAGTCGTTCTAAAGTTGTTTCATAAAGACCTATTTTACCAAAGTGTAATTTAAGTCTATGAATTATAAGTGAGGAGTTAACATCTGCAACAGCCTTTTCTCCTTGTTGTTTTACGGGATATAATCTCGGAAACTCTACTAAGTATTCATAAAGATAACCTATTCGTAAAGTTACACCGGACCAATCTCCCGGAACTGTAAAGCTATTAGAGCTTGTAGCAGTAGCTTTCGCATATCTACCTATTCTAGTAGCGTTAGTATCTATATCAATAACCACTAAATCATAGTTAGGTGAAGTAACATTAGGCATCCAACTTACACTAGAGAATGTAGTTAAATTGGTAGTAGAGCTAAAGCTACCTCCACTGATTGTAGTATGATTATCAATATGTATCTGATAACCTACGTCATCTTGTATAAAGCTAGGGTCGCTATCTGCTTGTACAAGTTTTATACTTTGTAAAAAATTATCAGTATCTACATAGAAATACTCATCATTAATGATAAAGTGATAGAGTAATGGATTATTAAGTTTCCATTTAAACCATGCTTGCTGCTGCCTTTTATCACCGATAGCTAAATATTTATAACCAAATACTGTATCTGTATTAGATTTACCTATAAGTATTATAGAGTTTTCTCTAGAGTTTGTGAGTAAATCTAAATCTTTTGGTAATAATGTAGGAACTAGCTTACTAATTTCTATGACATCTGGCTCTCCTTCTCTAGCTGTGTTAGCCATTTCATTCATACGACTAAATTTACCTGAGTTATCTAGGTAAGCTATAGTAGTACCTAATGATATAGGAGGTATATCTTTATTATAGTTAAACGTAGATACACTTCGTAACTTAGCTGTATCAGGATTCAGCACTGTATCATCAGATGCTAGCAAGAATTGCTGGTTTGTACTGAATACAAGGAGTCCAGCGTTTATTTCCATACCATCAAACATGTCAGATGGAAACATAGATGCAGCAGATATATCAATAGGGTCACTAGCTGATACAGTTAAAGCTGATTCTATAAAGAAATCAGGTGTACCTAGTGTACCGGGGCGAGATAATATGACATTTTCACCTGATAATAATGCTAATCTATTACGGAAAAATAGTACTTTATTAATTCGTCTGCCGACAAATGTAGGCATAGGATTAGTATTTGTATCTCCTACTCTACGTGTTTGATACGTAAAAGGTCTAACAGTAAATGTAGTTGTAGCTGTACGTTGTATAACCAACGGCATATTGGTTAATGTATCTGTTATGCCGGGTATAGGACATTCACTCCAAGACCCTGCTCCGTCTAAATTATTTTCTCCAGTAAATCTAAGGTAGTAATCATCCTCATCAGACATTCTTGCGTTAGATACCTTAACAACATAGCCGTGTCTGCACTGATTAGGCAGCCTTGTAACATCGTTTACTGATTTTTGGAAGACTCTCATAAGGTCTTCTTCAACTACTTCTACGTTAAATGGGTTAGCACTAGATAGATATATCCCCGGTCCTATAACTTTAGCTGTTATACCAGAAGGTAACTGTGCTGTTATACCAGCTAGTATAGTATCAGCTGTAACAGCTGTATCAGCATCAAATGGTGTAGGAGCTGGACGTATCAAACCGTCTCCATTATTTGTTAGTGTAGCTTTAACTTGTACAGTTTCTATTTCTGTAACAGTAATATCTAGATATGCTTGACCATCAGAGGTATTAGCTTCACTAGCTGCTTCTGGAATAACTCGTACAACATCACCAACATCCCATCCTTCACCACCATGTAATAACACAACTTCTAAACTGTAGCTACATCTGTAGTTTTGTCCACCAGCTCCGTTGCTATTAGCACTATAGTTAGGGCTAACACCTTGCTGACCTAAAGCTGTACAGCGAAATGTTAAGTTATCTTTACCAGTTGTTATAACAGTACCACTACTATTCTTTACATTAGTAATATTTTCTGATGCACCATAACTATTTTTAGCTGTTACAGCAAAAACCTCTGTACCTATACCGGGGCAGTGACCTGAGCCATCAGTTTCATCATAGTTATTACCTGTTATTTTAACTTTAGTGGCTCGTTTAACAGTTGTTAAATTACCTGTAGATGTAGAGTCAAATATATTAATACCATACTGTCTACCATTCTCTGTACGTATGAGTTCTATCATAGCACAATGAGCTTCTGGTCTATCAGGTGTTGTACCTGTCTGCCCTACTAAAGTATTAGCGTTAGAACTATCACGACTGCTAACAAAGGTAGTGTCGTTGATAGTAAGGAATTGTAAATTCTCTGGTTCACTTGTTGCTAAATAATTTTGTACTGTTGTTTGATGGTTAACTCCGTCATGTGTGTAGCTTGTAGTCATCAGTTGCCCATCACTGCAACGCCAGACTCTGACTTGACCATCAGCTGCTACTTGACCTACATAAGACCCTTCTGTCTCATCACGAAAGTAATGAAACCAAGAGCCACCACTCTGTACATTACTCAGAGGAGCGGTTCCTATACGTTTACTGCCCGGTCTTTTATATAATCCAAGTGTAACATCAGGAATAGCATTTACTATATCTCTAACTTGTCCTTGAAATTTTAAGTGATCGGGCTGTTCTGAAATCCCCGAAACAAAGCTAGGGATAGTTTGTGTAATGCCTGCCATTATCTTCTAAGGTTTCTCCATGGTTGATAAGTAGTATATGCTGTATCATCTTCAAATCCAAACATACTATGATTGCCTTGGTTGCACTCGTACTCCATAAGTGCAGCACGTGCTAGAGCTTCCTGTGAGCCTAACAGTTGTACAAGTTGTTGGTTAGCTACAAGCTGGGTAGCTGCCATTCTACATGCTCTGTAAGTTATGAATCTTTTAAATACAGGAGGTAAATCCTCAAAGTTATATAGTCTAATTACATCTAACTCGATTGAGTCAGCCATGTCAGTAAAGACATCGGTATGTGTAATCTTGTCGTACAGAAATCCTCCACGTCTAACAAAGTTATAATGCCTTCTACTCCAGTTGTCTGGTAGATCTATCTTAACTATGTCATCTGATATAGCTATCTTGTTTGTGGTAGAATCTTTGTTAAATGTTACGTGACGTTCTCTGTTGAAATGCCAGCCTTCCGCCTGTGTGTCAACATTTGCATCACGTAGTAGATTGTATATGAATTGTATTTCTGGGTTAGCGTTAGCTATAGCTCCAGTGGTGGGATCTTTTAATTGTGTTATTGGTGCTTGACCTATGCTACCCAGTATAGAGTTCACTGCGGATAGTTCGGTATCGGTGTCAATAG